AGAATCTTTCATAATTATTAACTGTTTTCTAATCTTATCATAACCCACAATAGAATCATCTGTTATAAAATCCCCCCAAGATGGACTATCTCCAATAGCTGTTCCATTTTCTAATATTTTACCTTCTATCAAATTTCTTATTCTACTTCCATCATACAGATAGCAACCATTGTTATTTACCCAACATATACCAAAATCAGTTCTAAATACAGCGGCTGGATGATTTAATCCATTATGTTTTACATTTTCCTCTAAAAACCAGCTAGTATCTGATGGAGACGATACATTTATTATTTGTACAGACTTTTGTTTAAATGCTAAAATTCTATCAGCAAATTCCATTAACTGTACATATGTTTCATTATCACCGCGAACAACATCAATATAATTAGTTGAAGGAAATGTATCAAATCTATTGGGCATACTATACATTATTCTGTCGCCAAAAGTAGCAGGCTGGTCACTTCCTTGTGGAGTTATTTTAACATTAGCCACAAAGGCCCTTCGGTTACATACAACTGCACAACCCCATCCTTCTCCTACAGCTCCAATACTATTACTATCAACAGAACTTGAATATCCATTAATTGATTCATATGTATCTAAATTTTGAGATAATGAATCTACATTACCACTATAATGATTTGGAGCACTATCTACAACCCAAGCATTTTCAAAATCAGAATTTAAGCTTGTTCTTATACCTTCTTTTAAACTTATATCAGCTAATAATACCCAAGATTCATCAGAACCATCTGGTCTACAATAAGCTCTACCTCCACTAATTCTTTCATCGTAAGGCCCCTCTGCTCTTATTTTTACTTGAACTT